TTAGATCATTAGTATTATATATGTAGTATACTAGGGGACCTAGCACCTACTTAGACACACACCCATTTGTAGCAAAAAAAATACAGGGGGAACCTACAAAAAGTGTTCATTAATTCATTAATTCGGGTCGCCCCTCATAAACACCTATAATCGTTACACATTTTGATGTAGCATTTTTTTCCTAATTATTGAACAGCGTGAAAAAAATAAAGGGTTTTCCTCAATGATTCCGCGATTAATTAATGAACAGCGGAGCTTTGTTTATTTATCAAATTATTTGTTATCGATTTCTTTCCAGCCTCATGAAATGATATTTGTCATTTTTTGCCATTATGACGCAGCTCCGCAACTATTTCGTAGCGGTGTTTCAATCTGGAACTATTTCATCGAAACTAGATACAATTTGTTCGGTGCACCACGCCCAGTCTGCGATTTTTTGGTCATGCACTCGATTTCCATGTCCTTTAGGTGGGACCGAATTATTCGTAGCGGTATCTTCGGAAGCAGCTTTCTAATCTCTTGAACGGTCAATCCTTGGGGGTTTTGTTCCAGTACAGCTAAAATTTCATCTTCCTCGGATCTCTCGTAATTTTCCTGCATCGTGGCGTACAATGACATGGCAGAGTTCTTTAGGAGGTCCAAAGCCTGGAGTGTGTACTCCATATCCTCGGCATTGACCTCAATCTCTCCCTCCTCGTCTGGCTGTGGCGCCATCTGTCGGCTGACAGCATACAGGGCCGCTATCCTATAGGCCTGTTCTTGGTAGCGGGCCAGGTGGCTGTACAGTGCGTCGTCGATGATTCCTCGAAGGGTCTCTACCTTCTCCTTGGACCAGTCATATGCCTGTTGCATGACTTTTCCTGGAACGACAATCCACCCCTCGGTGTGTAGTGGGACCTCTGAGAGCCATCTGGCCAGCTTCATCTCTTCTGCATCATCGGTGACCGGTATGTCGTTGAGCCACTCTCGGCTGCCTGCAAAGAACAAATGCCTGGCCAGGTAGCCTGAGTGCCAGTCTCCGATGTTTGTTTTTTGTTTGAATGTGTCTGGGGGGATGGCGCCAAGTACATTGACTCTAGGCCGTTCTACGACCATCTCACCATCCTTTAGGGTAATTCTAGTGAAGTCTTCATCCTCATACAAGGTCATGAGCCAGGATTTAAGGCCTTCCTGGTACCCTCTCCGGGACTGGTCTAGTAAGCTGCTGAGCTCTGTCCGGTAAAAAAGTCCCATCGGGCTTTCGGAGAGGAACTGTGTCCATCCCTCAATTGACCCATCTGAGGGCAGGATGCACTGTGCTCGGTCTGGAACCGTTGCACATGCACGCTTAGCCAGGTTGACTCCACGGCGCATTGCGTGCGATTTGCGGTCTCCTGAGCGTCCGACAATGACCGACCACATGACGATCGAGAGTTTTTGGTACCGACAACCACCTTCGGCTGGCAGGATTTTGATGTCAGTCTTGGCACTGCACAGGCTAAGAGCTGATAAAGCAGTGCCCAAGTGGTAGATTATCGGGGCATCTGTTGATTGAGAAACGTAATCAATATAATGCCTTAGGAACCCTTCAGGGGGGAAAACAGTCAGTGCTGCTCTGTCGGGAACTGCCCAATCCTGGACTACCATTTTTCTCCTCGAGCCTGCTTGTTGACCCGTCAACCTAGCATGAGGAAAATTGGAAAGCAAACTTTTTAGGAAGAAAAACTTTTCGAGAAGAAAAAGTTGACGATCCTACTAGGGGTATGTTAGGTGAGTACATCGGCAAGGAGCAGGTGGACCGATGGCCACAGTTGAGCAGATTAGTACATCCAGATTCCTGGTGAAAGATGAGAATATTGAACAATATGAAGGATTTCTGCGAGTTCCTGGTGTCAAACCAATAACAAATCACAAGCAGGAACCCTTTGCACTTGAAATTCACTACACACATTTACCTTTACTTGGTGACTACGGCCTTTCCATGCCGGCTTATCAGGTAGCACTCCCGGCAATCAAGGGAAGGGTCATTACCAGTGCTCCCAGGCCCCTCAGAAAGTATCAGCAAGAGGCGATATCGTTTGCTTGTGAACACAATAGTGCTCTCTTCATGCATGATTTGGGACTAGGTAAAACCTGGATGGGCCTAATGTCGTTGATCTACCCGGCTATTATAGTGCTTCCGACTTCGGCTATTCAAGTCTGGCTCCGAGAAGCGGAACTCTTCAATCTGGATGCTCAAGTGCTCCAGGGGACTACCAATGCTCGTTCAGATTGCATCTCTATGGAGAAGGATCTTTACCTAGTGACTTATGGCTCAATGGAGGCATGGCTTCCTTACTTTCGTTCAAGTGGCTCTGGGCCGAGAGTCTACTCGGTCTGTGTTGATGAAGCACATTCACTACACAAAAAATGGTCCCGATGGTCTGCTTCCTTGAAATCCATCCAAAGTGACTTCACTCTGTTGATGACAGCTACTCCAATGAGAAACCGATTGAAGAGTCTTCATGGGCTGCTCGATGCATTGGCGCCAGGAGCCTTTGGTTCTCTCTCAAAATTTCGTGTTCGATACTGTGGAGCTTCTATAGGTGAATACGGTCTCGTGGACGGTCCAGAGCTCACACACTTGAATGAGCTTGCTCTCCGCATGAAAGATCTCGTTATCGGAGAGTCGTGGAACTCTCCTCGAGTCCGGCATCTCCGACCGAAACTTCACAGAGAATATCTCGGAGTAGATGTCGGCCTCGATGAGCGTCTCGGATTGCTCGAGGATGCCCTATCTGAGATCTATGAGGCGTACAGATCAGACTACTTTGGTTCTCACTTAGAAATAATGACCAAGATGCGAGTCGAGATTGGTCTAGTCAAGGCCAAGTGGTTCCTCGATGATTGGCATCTTGCGGCTCTTGCTCATAAGCACGCTAGACTGATCGTGTGGACCTGGCACAAGAAGACAGCGCGGATGGTCTACAACTGGGTCAAAGAGAATCTGGCCGTTCCAGTTGACTACGTTACAGGTGAGGCACCAACGAACAAGCGGCGTGAGATGTTGATCGAGTGGCAGGATGGAGATCCAACCGAGCCCCGAATTCTGGTAGCAACTCAAGGTGCACTAGCTACGGCTGTGAATCTAACCACTGCTGAAGCTGCCATATGGCTGGAGTACTCCTATGCTCCAATCGACATCCAGCAATCCGAAGCCAGACATCACCGGCCAGGATCTAGATTTGAAAAAGTCTATGCTTACTATGTAGTGGCCAGGAACACGATCGAGGAACACATAATTGATAAACTCGGAGAGAAAATCACGCAAGCAGAGCAGGTGCTCGGTTCTTCCTCCCAGAAAGATCAGTTAATTGCTCTGCTTGGAGGGTAGCAGAAAGGATTCATATTGATAGATGGTATGGTGGTCTGTTGGGGGCTGCACAGGAGGGGGCGAAAGCAGCTGATCAACTCTATTGGACCGTTATGGATCTCTACACAAAAGAATACAACCGAGTCAAACACATCATTGATGAGTATGAGTGGGAAGGATGATCAAGTATCTCCTAGGAAAACTCGGAAGCTGGTCTGGTCTGTTTGATCAAAATGAGGTTGTCCAGGCTCTGAAGTATGATATCGAATGGTGGAAGATTGAGCACCTTAACCTGAGGCACCAAATCCGTAAACTGGAGCATGATCGGAGATTCCTAGAGAGGATGCTTGAGGAGGAGAGGACTGAATGAGCGGAGAAGGCTGGTTCGTTATATTGATACTGGGATTAGTAGCTTTAATGGTCTTGGCCGGGATCTTTGTTGACGAGTCATCAGATCCAGTCCGTGAGTGCAGACAGTTGGGTAAATCAGTCCCAACGTATCAGCGAACAGAGGTAATCAAGGCCTGTCTAGAGAGTATTGGAAGGTCCGAGAAGGAATGAAGCGTCAAGAGGCCATAGCTCTGGTACTGAAACTAAAACGTTTGTCTGCTCACCCAGATACTCCAGCTCATGAGGCTGCGACGGCCTCTGAGCGGGCTGAGGAGCTGATGCGAAAACATAAGATTACCGAGAGCGATCTGGAGATCCCGGAATCTCCTGCCGCAATTTTTCAGGAGATGTCCACGAGTGGAGGATCAACAATCGTTCCGGGAGTGCCCGATGAGCAGATGAAGGAACTCGTCTGGTTTGGGATCAGGTCATTGTTCAATTGGATGAAGGGAAGGTTTAAATGAGACCAAAGTTTGGTGACGAACGAGATCGACGAAAACGCAGTGTGTACTTGTCTGAGTGGATTCTGAAGGAGATCAGTGAGGATGCTGAACTCTATCAGTTGTCAGTATCTCGGATTCTTCAGGATGCCTGGAGGATTGCTCGAGTAGCTCCGGTTCAGTCCTACCCCCCTGGAGTATACATGCATGCTAGAGGGCCTAGGCCGGCACTTACAGATCCTTTTACGGGAGCAACAAAAGAGAGGAAAGAAGACGATGAATCAGCAGAATAATTTGCCACAGTTACCCGAGGAAGTTGAGGAGGCTATAGAGAAGGCTATAGAGGATCTAACAGATGATCAGAAACTGTTTATGTCCAAGTATCAGGAGACTGTTATTCAGCTATGCCAGCATTTGGGCCAAAATATAATTGGTCCAAGTGCTGATCTAAATGATGGTGCTGTAATCCTGGCTGATCTATCTCAGTCTATCGTTGATATGATAGCGGTGAAGGGAAGAGGGCTGGTTAATATGGCTGGGATGATTGGCCTTATGGCCATGACTATCGGTAATCAGTTGGGCCTGGATGCTGTCCGAAAGAAGCAAGCTAATATTACTTTCAAGATGGATCCAGACTTTGCCGAAGAGGCGGGTATGCTCTTTGAGGCTGGTGTTCGTGTGGCCTCAATAAGTACCGAGCAAGCTATGGATGGCAAAATTGTGTTTGGGGCTCCAGCTAAGAAGATCATTCAGTAACATAATTTGGAAGGAGTTTGAAAATGACCTCTGATGAGAAAAGGCCTGTGTTGGTGCTTGATAAGCATCGTGGAATTTATTTTGGGTACTTGGTTGAGAGAATGGAGAACGGAAATGCCGCCAAGTTAGTGAGAGCTAGACACTGTTTTTATTTCTCGGTTAATCCTGATGTTAATCACCTTGGGGTTTATGGTTTGGCGACACTTGGTCCAGCAAAGGGATCTAAAATAGGTCCTCGGGTTGATCTGGAAATCCGTGATATTAGTAAGATAGTTGATTGTGAGGAAGCCGCGATTAAAGCATGGGAGAAAGCTGAATGGGGAAAGTAATAACGGCTGGAAACGGAAACGGATACGGAGACGGAAACGGATACGGATACGGAGACGGAAACGGAAACGGATACGGAGACGGAAACGGAAACGGATACGGAGACGGAAACGGAAACGGAAACGGAGTTGTCCTAGTGAGTGAAGAGACTCCTATTGTTGCTTATCATTATGTGCCCAGGGATGGTTGTATTAGACATGAGCATGGTGGACAGATCCCAAAAATTGAGGTTGGATTAGTTCTTGAGTGGGTTGGGGACCTTGAGCTGTGTCGTAGAGGTTTGCATGCATCACTAACCCCAGAAGACGCCAGATCGTATTGTGATGGTATTTTGACTAAGGTTGTATGCTCTGGTCAAATTAAATTTGCAGAGGATAAACTAGTCTGCTCAAGGCGTGAGATACTAGAGATTTATGATCAGGATCCTGAGAGTATAAAATGAAACTAAGTGATGTGGTAGATGTGGGGACCCATTCCTGGGAAGAGGTCCTGAAGCCTGGAGAGCGTCTTGGCGGTCCCTCTCTCTGGGGAAATAGTAAGTATCAGGTCTTCAAGTTTTGTCCCTATCTCTACTACTGGCTTTTTATTAAACGAATGGCCCGAATGACCTACGATCCCAATCTGGAGATCGGTGGGCTGTACCACGAGGCTCGAGCTCGGTATGGCCAAGCCTTTTTGGATGCCTTTGATGTGGAGACGGGAGATCTATCTGTGCCACAAAAGGTTATCGATGAGCGGTGTACTGAGGCTGGTTTCGATATCATTAACCGTGCAGCAAAGATAGTTCCAGGAATTGCGGGCACTGTCCGACGACTCTTTGAATCATGGCTCATCTTGAGTGGTCCAGGAATGCCTCGAGACCGGCGAAGAGATCTCTATGGTGTCGAGGTAGTGCTTGAGGTCAACGATCCGATTCCTTACAGTGCCCGGCTCGATGAGTGGTACTGGGATAGAGATCGTAGAGGTGCTCGAATCAGTGAGATCAAGACTGCAGGTGAGTACGATGGTCGCTTGGTGAACAGCTATCGTATGGATGCACAGTTTCTGGGTCACCAGTATCTGTGGCGCCGGACCATGACTAGAAAAGTTGGCCCTTTGGTTGGCTACGATGTGGATCTGATCACTAAAACAACTGAGGTCCGGAGTACACTTGAGCATGTGCCAATTGATTGGGCTCTGACTAAGAGCTTTGAGGAAGAGATCTCTTACCTGTACTCTCAAATTATTCGGTGTCAGACGACTAGAATCTGGCCTAAACGTATGAGCTACTATTGTACTCGACCTTGGTCCTGCCAGTTGTACGATCATTGTGCATCAAGGGGTAGGATTACTTTAGGTTGGAGAAAGAAAAAGAAGGGAGAATACTGATGAGCAGCGTATTTAGGGATATTTGTATTGGATTGGCTATTATCGGATTACTTCTTCTAATAAATCTTCTATCTGGCTGTGAAGGTGATGGTGAATGTACTCTTGGTGACATGCGATGTGATGGCGACATAGTTCAGCTATGTGTTGGCATAGGCAAAAATAGGTGGGATGATACCGGGCATTGGGAGGATCAGGCTGTCTGTGAGGCGGTGGATTGGGGAGTTGATGGTGGACATAACTACTCAGAACGCATCTGCTGTGAGGTAGATGATGAAGTGCTCAGTGCTCGCTGTCTACATCCTGAAACCTGTTTCGAAGAGAGGAACGAAGAGTAGTCACTAGAAGGAGAATACCGATGAATAAAAAACAACAACTGTTCGTGATAATCTGTTTTGCCACTGCCGTTGTCAGCTTATTGCTTCTTATAAGTTCTCTGGTTGGTTGTGACGATGGCTGTGCTACAGGAGATACACGGTGTAAGGACGATACAGTTCAGCTTTGTGATGCTGATAGTCGTTGGCATGATTATGCTGAGTGCTCCACAGTTAGTGTTTTTGTGGATGGAGGACTCGTGGACATGCCGATGATCTGTTGTGTGAGTGAGGGGGAGAGTTCGTGTGAGTTGCCTGATGACTGTGGTTTTGGGGATCAATAACTAAACTGGAGTTTAGTAATGAGTAACTCTTTCGAGATACCATACTGGGCAAGATTAAAGGGAATACATACCCCTGAGGAGTATGATGCTGAAATGGAGCGTAGAGGTGGAAATTACTTCAATTCTAAAGGTGACTACATCGAGAATGATCCACCTGTAGACCAGTCGGATGCTGTTTACTTTGTGGGTGGTGTGCTGTGGGTCGTAGTCTCTTTGCTTAGATTACTATTGGCTGTGGGGGTGATTGCTGCAGCGATTTTTGGTTTGGGCTGGATGTTTGGTTGGTGGTAGAGAAGCACTCTGGCCCTTATGGAGAAGTAGATGAGGACAGATAAACAATACCTTGCATCTTGGGGTGCTATGCATCAATTCAAGACTAATCTTATTAAGATGTCCCTATGGGATAAACTCCGAGCATGTGTATTGCTAAGGGATCAACTTGATAGATATATTTGTGTTTTAGAGAAAAAATTTCAGCGTGAGGAGGAGCTGTGATGACTAGGAAAATCACAAAGGATCTCGTAAAAGCTTTCTACAAATATATGTTGAATCGTTTTGATGTGACTCTAGTTACCAAGGAGTCTCATGAGATCCGGATCATCAGAAATATTCTTCGGCTCATGAGAATCAAGGCTATTGAATCTTTCCTGGATAACTGTGGATTTGCTTTTGGTGATGACGATGCCTTGGTCTATATGCCGTTCAGGGTTGGAGAGTTCAGTACTTCTGGTGAGGGTATGGTACAAATAGCATCTCTCTGTCATGAGCTTCAGCATATTCATCAGAACCGGACAGAGGGAGGAAATCAGATAAAGTACCTGATGCGTCGGGGACATCGTGCTTTCCAGGAGGCCGAAGCAATCCATGTCGAGATGGAGCTCTGGCACTGGTGGCGTCCGAAGCTTGGGTTCAATATCGTTAGTGTCGCTCAGCGCCTCAAGTTCTACATGTTACGGCCAGTTGATATTGAAGTTGTGAAAAAGCAGCTGACGATGGCTAAGCGAGACGTAGAGCGTGGAATGATCGTTCATCAGGTCTCTAAGGTAGGCATCAGGAAACTGATAAATCTCACAAAATAAGACCAAGACAGCAAGAAAAAATTGACTTCAATCCAGGTTTGTGATATCAAATTTGGCTCACAAGCAGACAAGAAAAATGGCAATGAAAGTAGCAACAACGCAAGAAATAGCAACGGGCAATTACCTTCGATTTTTCTGTTATGGCTTTCCTGGAAGTGGCAAGACCCATCTGGCTGGGACCTTTCCGGCGCCACTATTCATCACTCCAGAGAAGATCATAGCCGAGCTCAGGACCTACGGTAACTCTCCTCTGACAGTGGCTTATTTCAAGACGATCGCAGAGTTCATCGAGACGATTAACCAGGTTTGTAGGCTTGTGCTGGATAACAAGCCTGTAGGTAACTATGTTCCCCAAACAATCATTGTTGATTCTCTGACGGAGATTCAAAACATGATTGAGCATGAACTCCTGATGTCCCGTGTTGAGTCCCATAGAATAGGAAATCAAGTTGCTGGGATTCCGGTGATGCAGGAAAGAGATTGGGGAGCAATGTATCAGGTTTTGATGCAGTGCCGAAATCTCCTCTATGATCTACCAGTCCATATTGTCTGGATTGGTCATGCTAAAATCAGAGAGATTACTGATCGTGGGCCTGATGGCAAAATCACGAAACACAGTATTGGTACTTATAACCTTCGGGGAGATGCGAAGCATTTCATCCCGAATAGCTGTAATGTGTTGACCTATCTCGAGGCTCTCCCGCAAGGACCAAGTAAAACTCTTTACTGTGTCCATGGAAAGCCTTATGGAATCTGGAATGCACGAGTCCACTTCCCACAAGGAGTGGAGGGTTTTCGGCGTCTGGCTTTTGATTCTGCTCAGTCGACTGCAGAAGATCCCCATCCTTCATATGATGATTTAGCACCGTATTTTAACCTTCCACTTGCTGATGAGTGTGAGGAAAATATCAACTGGGAACAAAAAACCAAATCCCAGGACAAACCAAGGCAGCATAAGCAGCCAAAGAGAAAGGGTAAGTAAAGATGCCAAAAGTAGCAATTCCAAAGAGTGCGTTCGATGATGCACCGGACTGGACCGGTGGTAATTTTCCAGCGATTCCTCCTGGTGTGGGTGTTCTGTTCGAAATCGTGCCCAATGCTCAAACTGGTCAGACAGGCCGATTTGGTAACTATGAAGTTGATGACGGATCACAGCATGATTATCTAGTCGTCGACTGTGAATGTGTCGAAGGTGTGGGTCCAAATGGTGATGGTGCCGGCCTCGTGCACGGTGAATTTTTTGACCTGAATGATGAAGGCCAAATGGGCAAATTCCGTAACTTCCTCGAGAAGATTGGTGTCTATGCCGACTACCACGAGGAGTGGGATACTGAGGAACTCCGTGGCGTCAGATTTAGAGCGGACGTCACAAACTTCACCAACAAGAAAGGCCAGGAAAAATCTTCTCTGACCTACAAGACAATCATTCCAGAGGGATCTCCTGCTGAACCGGCGAAACCTAAAGGAAGATCTCCAGCTGCTCCACGCCGAGCTGGTCGAGGAGGAGCTGCTCGCTAAGGCCCATGGTGGGCTGGGTGTCAATGCATGGTGCATATGCCGAAAAGAGAAAAAATAATCCTAGAGTGTCAGTGTTTGTTCGGCATGCTGGCTCACTACCAGCTGATGCCCTTCAGGGGACAGAACCAGCTGCGTCCGTTGGGTACCAGTGGTATAGTTCCCTTTTTTAGGCGTTTAGCGGAAACGTCCGAATGGGTGTGATGCCCTAGGGATTGCAGCACGGTGGGACGTGCCCTCTGTACCAGGCAGAGGTTTACCGACCGGGGAACCTCGTCCGGTATTGGTCAGACCTGGGGATGACTCTGGCAATCAAGCGTAGCGGGTCCGAATCCCGTCGATCCCTTATTGCATTATGGAAGAAGGGATAAGCATCATGGAAGCTTTGGATATTGTAAAAAGACTCGACTACAATGAAGTAGAAGAGCGGTTCTGTTGTGTGCACTACAATCCAAGACTAACTTGGTGGGATTACCAGGAAGCGGATGATGCCTTTGCAGGAATTAGTCGTTGGGTAGATTGTGCTGCTGCTTATGATAGGCCTAATAGGGGAGGTATCTGCAATGCAATTATGCTTTTCCATCTCCGTGGGCCAGAGGGGGCTCTAAGTCTCCAGATCAGGACTGACTGGTATCTTAACCGAACACTAGATCGCACACAGGGAGCAATAAGATCTAAGGCTGGTGGGTTTTGGCTTATCTGCCATAGCCCATATCCTCTTGAGAGTGATGATGCTCATCGAGACTATTGTGATGTGATTGGTGGTGAGTGTTACTCAAGTGATAGTGCCCTAGAGAGTGAAAAGTATTTTACTATTCTTGTTGAACAAGGAATGGATGCCCTTTGGATAGCTCTTGAAGAGTACTACGACGAAGTATTTTTTGGTGGGGAAAAAGATGAACATCCCTGAGAGTTATCGAGATCCCTCAAAGGCTTCTAGGTGCTGTAGTACCTGCACTCATTTCGGTAGTGTGTATAATCCAGGAGAGGTTATCCCTGAGATGCTTCGTTGTTTCTGTATTAAGCAGGCAATAACTTTTCCCAAAGTCAATGACATTAGTCAGTGGTCTGACTGGAGAGATTGGTACCTCCAGCATAGAGTCCATCCCAATGGAAATTGTGATGAACATGAGCTGAAGGACTGAGAGAGGAATAGCCATGGGACTCGGAGCAGTTTTCAAATTGAGACAATTCTTGACCCCCCGCAATATGCAGTTTCTGGACATCTTGCTGGGGATCATTACAGATGAGAAATCGCCGGCATATCAGCCCACCTGGGAGTGGTTCAAGCAGCACTTCCCGAGTGAGTATCAAGGGGTTGCTGAGGAGGCCGTGGATAAGCTTCGTGATCTTCGACTCATAGTCCAGGAATACCGAGGCAGGAGCAGTGTCGATGCCGGATCTGATCAGACCTAAACTAGGGCCGCGATGCTCTGAATGTCCCCTGATGGAGCCCGGAATCGCTGTCCTGGACCAGCTCCCCGACAATAGACGGTACTCTGGGCTCTCTCTTGTCGGTGAGATGCCCGGAAGGAACGAAGTCAAGCAGCTACGGCCATTTGTAGGGGCTTCAGGCTGGGTTCTCAAGACTGTCTGGGATCTCTTAGGTGTTAACTCTGGCCAAATCCATGTCACGAACTGCATTCGCTGTGGTCTCCCTGGTGGCGCCAAGCTTCCAGAGGAGAAAGGAAAGTTTGCTGCCGAGTGCTGTAGGCCCCTACTGATTGAGAACTTGAATCGGATCGGTGCCAAAGTAGTGTGTGCTGTCGGAGCGGTCCCATGGGCAGCTTTGAGTGGCATGACCGGGATCGACAAGTTCCGCGGCACTGTACTAGAGCCGGTTGAAGGAGAGCCCTGGCTGCTCACGAGCACTATCCACCCTGCCGGTCTTCTTAGAACTGAAGCCAGAAAGATTATGTACGATCTGCTCTATGCGGACCTAAAAAAGGCCTATGACTTGGCCGGTGGGCAAGTAGAGCTTTGGGTTCCTGATGTCCGGGATGCATCTGATTCATCAGCACTCATCAACTTTTTAGATAAAGTATTAGTGAATGGGTATCCAATGTCGGCTGACGTTGAGACTACTGATGATATTTTAGGTAGGATTGATGGCTGGACTGCACGATTACTTACTATTGGGGTAGCCTCTACCGTGACTGATTGGTCGGAAGGATCGACTGAGCCACAGGCCTGGTCAATTCCCTGGAAGCCAGCATTCCAAGAGTACTACTCAGATAGATCATGGAAAGAACTCACTGGCCTAATGATGAGGATTCTGGATAATCCAAAGCAGCATGTCATCTTCCACAACAAGTCCTTCGATGTCCCGGTACTACAGCGGCACCTAAAGATCAATATTGATGCCATCCGGGATGATACTCTCCTGATGCACCATGCCGGCTACCCGAAACTTCCTCACAAGCTCCAGCAGGTAGCTTCCCAGTTCTTTGCTGTAGAGCCGTGGAAGGATAACTTCAAGGTCAGTGATGAGAAGTTCTGGAAGTTCCAGAGTAAGCTGGAGGTCGATTGGGATAGAGAGACAGCGGACCCGGAAGAGGACTCAGAAGAGTTGAGCAAGCGCGTCTGGGAGCTCGAGCAGGACAACTTTGCAGAGCTGCTCTGGTACAACGCGGCTGATGCTGCAGTCACAGAGAAGCTCTACCATATCCTGAGGAAAGATCTCAAAGAGATGGGACTGCTCGAGGTGTACAGACGAGACCGGAAGCTCTCTGATTACACGCTGGACTGGACCGAGGACGGTATCGGTATCGACCTCGAGCAGCGAGCGGTACTTGATCGGAAGTACAGTACTGAGCTAGCTGAGATGGAAGCGAAGCTAAGAGAACTCTCCAGGCTCCCTCTGTTGGCCGAAGTGCAGCCTAAAATCTCTGAGTTGGTGGATAAGGTCAATGGACTACTGGATGATCGAAGGCAGCTAAGCCGGGTGATAACTCTGATTGATAAAGGTGTCAGAAATCTCAAAGACCGGCACAAGTTCATCGAGAAGAAGGGCGAAGAGCTAAAGCAACTCCAGCAGGACAAGGCGCCAGCGAAGAAGATTGCTAAGGCTCGGACAACACTTGCTCGAGCAATCCGTGATCAGGAAGATATCGACTTAGCTCGGAAGTACTCTGAGGAAGGCAAAGACGGATTTGATCTCAATAAAATTCGTGACGATCAAAAAATCGAGACTGATCTCTACCGAGACCAGCTAACTCAGGCCCGAAAACAGCTGACCAAAGAGACCTTCAATCCACGGTCGGGAGCCCATGTCCTCGAGGTAGTGCTGCGCCGCGGGATGACCCCGACCAAGGTGACCAAGAAGAAAAACATCAGTGTTTCTCGGGATAGTCTATGGCCCTTGCGTAGTGATGAGTTTATTGATCTCCTCTTTAGTTGGCGCAAATCCCAGAAACTCCACTCAACCTATATTGTGAATCTACGAAACAAGCTCGGTCCCGATCGGCGCCTACACCCGGTCTGGAAGATCTACTCAACACCAACTGGGCGCTTTGGTACAACTCCGGCAGTCCAGAACTGGCCGAAGTCAATGCGTTCCCTGATGATTGCCTCTCCAGGGCACAAGATTGTCGGTGCTGACTATGCAGCCCTAGAGCTCCGGATTGCTGCTCTACTATCAGATGAGCCCGAGTGGGTCGATGCTTTCCTGAATAACAAGGACCTCCATGAAATCCTGGCTGCGCGATATTTCCCTGAGTTTGCCAAGCTAAACGAAGATTGGCACAACTTCGCAGGGGACAAGAATGCGAAAGATGCTAAGTTTCCTCGCCGCTCAGAGCTACGCAATCGTGGAAAGAACATCACTTTTGGTGACATCTACCTAGCGGGTGCCGAGACTCTCTATGATCAGGTGAGAGAGAAGCGCCCGGACATCCAGACTCGAGAGGAGCACGATCAGCTTCGCCGTGAGGTGGCTGCAATGCAGCGAGTTCTTCGGGCTGCTACTCCGAATAGGCTACGTTGGGCTGAGCTGCAGCTCAGAGAGGCCGATCAGAATGCTGCTTTGCGGACAGCTGTCTGGCCTCAGTCCTGGAACGGTGTGATTGAGGAGCAGGGAGGCCGGGAGCGCCGCTGGCCTATGGGCAACCCATCACCGAACGAGTGTGCAAACTTCCCAATCCAGGGGATGGCGGCCGATATCATGAACGCTGCGACTATTCGCCTAATCGACATGCTGAGGGAGAAAGATCTTTACCGCAATGGTATCTGGATTATAATGCAAGTCCACGATGCACTATATCTCGAGGTAGCCGATGAGTACCAGGGAAGCAAGTACCTCCCTGATCTGGCAGCTAAGTACCTGGAAGAGTCCATGTACTGTGAGATTGAGTACCAGTCTCCAGTGACGGGGAGAACCAATACAATGAAATTCCCGGCTGAAGCCAAGGTTGGGAGCTGCGTAAAGGAAGTATAGCATGTCTGATTTCAAGGTAGTTACTGTGCGGATGCCCCTAAACATGGTAGAAGAGGTCCAGGGATTCTCCGCTGAGATTGATGTCAGTGAGTCTGAGGCCCTACGCAACCTGATCGGCCTGGGTCTGGAGGCTTCGAAGAGAATCAACCTGAATGAGCTGAGGCTAGTCTCGGCCAATGCTAAGGCTGCAGCAATTACTCGGTTCTATTCGTACATGCAGGACGCGATCGATCAGTTCCGTACGGAGGAGTTCGAATGAGTCTGAATCTGGAAGACATCAAAGATGATCTGGTTGACCTCGCTAAAGAGCTGCCGGAACTCTCGGAGACCTCTCTGGAGCTGGTGAAGGAACTCCGACGAGTCCATGCAGCAGAAGTAGAGGGACTTGCCAAAGTAGCGGTAATGGCTCTACAGGAGGCTCGGGAAGTGCTCAAGAGTGATGACAATGGTATCTGCCTAACGGAAGATATCGCAATCACACTGATTACCGAGATTTTTAGGTATGGTCACGGATGCGGCTACCAGGATAGTGGGGAAGACTCTCACTTTTCCTGACATTGACATACACAGAGCCAGTTGTTAGGCTCTGAGTAGATACAGGAGGTAGTCATATGCCACTCAACCCTGATTTCCAAGGGTTCTGTATGCCGATCTCTGAGGTCAGCGGCAATGAGGCGCTCGAGCGCATCAAAAAGTCTCCCAAAGCAGTCGTCAAGTTCTACAGTCCTGACTGTGGGCACTGTGTTGAGGCCGGCCCCAAGGTCCAGGCAGCCTCATGCCCCTACAACACCGATATCGATTTCATGGCCGTGAATGTGGATGACAATCCAGAGATAGCGGACAAGTTCAAGATTGAGTCCATTCCTCACGTGGTCAGCTTTAAGCGTGGCCGGAAGGTTGAGGAGTCTGTTGGCGCCAATGAGAAAGAGGACTTTGTTCAGATGTTCGCTCGATTGATGGGGCTCAAATGATTATGGGTCTATGGCAGGGGCTCGCAGCCTTCTTCTCGAACTTGATGTGGAAGGTCAAAGAGGAGAAGTACGACAAGCCAGAAGAAGAGAAAAAAGAAAATGAACTCAAGGAATTGAAGCAGGAAAACAAGGAACTCACCGCCGCAAATAAGATTCTCCAGAAAGAGAACACTGACTTGAAGGAAAAGTTGACCGAGGTGCTCCAGGAGTGCAAGCACTGGCACGAGAGCTTCAATAACTGCTCTGGGAAGCTCGAGCAGATAGTTAAACTCCGTTCTAAGATCGAAGATACGGATAACATTTATCCTGAGAAGGAGCCCCAAGAATGAGCCGAGCGATTTTCAGGGGACCGACCAAAGGTTTTGTGTTCACTGATGAGGACGTGGAGTGGCTGGCTCGATCGATGTGGGGAGAGGCTTCCGACACTGAGGGAAGGATTGCCGTAGCTTGGGCGCATGTTCAGCGGTACTTGCTGATTAGGTACCGGTGGCTGAACGAGGGCTGGTCGTTCGCTCGATACGTAAGGGGCCATTCACAGCCAATCAATCCTAGGTGGCGAAGAGATGGGGACTTCTGCTCACCGGGATCCAAGTACTGGGACAATCCAGAACTAAGAGCTGAGAACTGCAATCCGACACAGTTGAATCGTCGAGACAAGTTTCAGTTGAGTCCTGTGCCGGCTGATATGATGGAATTGGCAGAGAACTTTGCTCAGGGGAAATACGAAGAGCCGTTTGGGGAACCTGTCTATGATTTTGCATCCAAGGAGCTGGTAGCAAGACAGAAACGGCCAGGCCCAGGCATTACGATCGGCGGAAACACGTTCATCAATCGCGCCGCAATGAAGCCTGATGAGATCGATGGAATCATAGCGGGCACGGTCTCGGTAGAGCCCCGGATCGGTCCTATACCTAAAACACTAAGCTGGATACTGGCCGTCCCGGTACTGCTCGGGGTCGGCTACGGAATCAAAAGGATCTATGACGCATGGATGGCGAACCACTAGATCCGAAACTACTCCCGACCACTTAAATCAAAGATAGAGTTGTGACCAACTGTGGCCCGGCCACGAGGAGGTAGAACAATGAGACGAAGAACTTTAGGGGACATTAAGGAGGCAGTCTGGTTTATGGCATTTGCGGTATTGGCTACTTTGGTGGCGATATTGTATCCTTGGGAAGTGAGGAGTGAACCTCTGCCTTCCCCGCCCGAGCAGAGTAGGCTGGAATTGTCTGAGGCAGCCAGTGCAGTGTCTGAGGCCCAGATCGTAGACTATATCAGAACATTTGTGAGCTGGCCCTGTCGGAATGTCAAAAGTCCTAAGTGGCAGAAGAAGTGTATGGAGTCCATGAGGCAGAAGAACCGGTGGGATCGCGCGCCAGAGCTGGCTAGGATGATGCTTGAGGTGGCTCTTGAGCGTAATTTAGATCCCTGGAGCTTGGTTATTACCATCCGGTGTGAGTCGTCATTTTTTGAGAATGTTCGGAAAGGGGGTGCTGGAGAGCAGGGCCTGGGCCAGATGCATGGGAAGGCTCTACAAAATGCTAAGGACCGTGGTTATGATCTGGATACCTCGTTAGGCCAGCTTCGTGGTGCGGCAGACCATCTTGTGTTTTGGGTCAATGAGTGTGAAGGTATGGAAGAGGCTTTCAATGGGTACCGTTCTGGATCCTGTAGGACCAAGAAGCGTTTTGGTAAGCGTCGTTTGCGTATGCTTGAGCGAGCTCGAGTCCAGTTTGGTAGGAGTGTGGTAGAGTAGTGAAATGTAGGATTAGTGGGACTGTTACTGACATTTCTCACATTATCCTACATATCCTACATATTGGTAAGTTGTTGAAATTGCTAGGAAATAAATTTTTTTAGTGGGGTGTGAATAATTCTTACCCCCGGATCCGTCTAATAGATAGCAGCAAGGCAATATCGGATTTAGGCGATCTAATACCATGAAAGGGGTAGTAAAATGATTACGATCAACAAAGTCAGAAGTCATGCAGGCCTTTATCACAAGTATCCGGGACAAACTAGTAGTCAGTCCTGCTACGTTGAGCTGGATTGTGAGAGACGGACTCTATGTGCAGAGTATGACTCAGAGATCGGTGGAGCTGTGCCGATGCGGGTACATCATGGTCATATCCAGCGGTGGTCTATCCCGTGTCTGACAGCGGACTCGGCAAATGATCTGTTGGATGATCTTACTCCATATATGGAGCGAATCTGTGATGGGTATGAGTCAGTCTGGGATGGCAGCAATCATGTAGCACGATTTAGTACTGAGGCAACGGGTGTGATCGAATCTGTGGAGGATCTCTGTTATCGTGTTCTAGAGTGGGCTGATGAGCTGTGTGTCTGGGACGCTGGTGATTATCTCGACTCGTGTAGTGCTGAGGATTTGGGACTCAGTGCAGAGACCACAGATGAGGAGCTGGAGGCGATTGAGCAGGATCTGTTTGCTGAGGCAGCTGGTGAGGGATATCACGTGGTTGGTATATACGAAGTGCTTGAGAAGCTGGTCCACAATTTGAGGACTGAGGAATAGTCCTTTGATTGCTAGAGTCGATCAGCTGACTGGTCGACTCAATGGAGTCAATAGGCATTAATGACGGAGGATACAATGAAAACTTTTGCATGGATTTCTGATGATGGTCAATCCGAGCTTTGGCTAGGTGATGCGAAAACCGCTGATGAGGCTCGCACAGAGATCGAGCGCGTCACGGGAGCATCGCTCGATAGTGGAGAGGTGTACGAGGCGATATCTGACGATGGCGGAGAGAGCTGGAGCAGAGCCTAACCCACTGACGAGTCCACGAAGGACGAAACGCCCTGCGGGCCGTCTGGGCAATTAGAAAGGGGTAGTAAAATGGCTGATATAGCGGACATCGTGACAGAAGCGTTTGCATCCTATGAGTCGGGATTGCATCGAGAAAATATTGAACTCAGAGAGGCTCTCCGGAAGGTTCAAAATCTGCTCTGGAAGATCTCTCGGGGTGAGGCTCTCAGTGCAGAAGAAAAAGATAAAATGGGCAAGTTTTTGCTAGACCCGAGGGGCTAGCAGAGAAAGGGGTAGTAAAATGGACGGCAAAGTTTTGAGAGACGTTGACGCAACGATCGATTATCTCACTCGCCCGGATATAGATCTGGAGCGGAAGGTTCGGGTAGCAACACTGGCTCTACGATTAGTTCGGGGGCACATGCAGCCTTTGGTCTGTGGCCTGGCTGACTTGGCTACAGAGAAGGGTAACGGGTAGTAAAATGACTGAGAAATCATGCAAGGATCGAGTTCGGGCAAACTTGACGGGCCGAATCAATGATCTGAAGAAATTGTGGTGTGAGTACTGTGATGGTGAGGAGGATGTGCTGGATCTTGGATCGATCCACGAGTATGGTTTGGCTTTTGATTACGTGGTGGGTGAGGCTGGGGACCGAGGATATTTTCGATATCAGATCTCTACGGGGGGTCCAGGTGATGAGTTTCGGTTCTTTTGTGGTCCTGACTTTGTGCTTGATAAAGTTGAATATTGGTTTCTTGACTGGTTTGACGGAGCTAAGATAACGCTCTCGGGAACTAGATTCAGTCTTATGGCTGAGCTCTTTGAATGGTTCCGAGAGATGGGTGATGTTGATCGTGAGCTGCAGAAAGCCTTGGGTTAGAGCTAAGTGTCAAGTACCCAAAAAAGTCGATTGAGGAG